AAGTGATGCTTTGGTGTTTGCTCAACCCTAATTCCATTATACCATAGAACTACAGGTATATTATTCTTAACATAAACAACATCTTTATAATCAAATGTGGTTTCACCCCAAACCTTTTTAGCTTTATCAATAAAATTTTTTGTTTTATCCATTCCACTCCCAAACTTTACATCCACAGTCATATATTCTATATATTTTTCTTTCTAACATTATTTCATGTTCTGATTTATTTTTATCAAAACCTTCTTTAATTAATTTATCTTTTCTGTATTTAAATCTGTTTTCTCTTTGTCTATTTATAACGTAATAATAATTAGGACTTGAATTACGTAGAAATTTAAACCCTAAATTATGGTACATATCACCTTTAAACCATCTGTTATCAGAATAGCTTATTATCTTAGATGGGTGATTATTTTCTATAAAATGCTTAAATAATTTGCTTGCACCACCTATGACGTTAGTGCCTAATTTATTGCAAAATCTAATTAATTCATATTCCCCATCTTTCGGCTTTAATCCCAAATTTATTCTTAAAGGACTAAAACACATTAATGAAACAATTTCACCTTTAAAATATAGACCTATGTCAATAGAACTGCCAACATTACCCTGTATGTGATTATTGTTAAGAAAAATTGCTTTTTCTTTTTTATCAACTTTTTTTAGTTCGCATTTTCTTGCATATATTTTATTGTTGCTTTGTAATAAAATATTTGAAATTATACTTTTAACTATCGTTTGCTTAGTTATCCATTCATCTTCAAATATATGTATTAATCTTACCCCTTTGCTTTCGCATTCAATTGTTTTGTTTAAATGATAAGATTTATCTTTAAATTCTTCAGAATGCCAATGCAAACCATCACACTCAATACCTAAATGTGCTTTAGGGATAAAAATATCAAGTTCATTTTTATCATCTAATATATTCCTATTAGATTGTTCTGCTGATGAATCAATTTTGTGAACAAAAGAAAATAATTCATCTTCAAAATTTGAAATTATTCTTCCTTTGCCACATCTTGGACATCCATGCCCAGATAAATGGTCGTTTGGACATTGTAAAAAATCACCATGCTTTTTGCATGTTATTATGCATAAGTCCTTTGCTGATATATAATTTGTTTTTGAATAGTCATATTTATCACCATGAACAGATTTTGCGAGTTTAATAAATTCTTCTGTTGTATGTTTTTTGTGTCTATTTTTAATAGAACATTTGGGGCATCCTTGTCCTAATAAATGTTTTGAAGGAGTTTGCCAAAATTCACCATGTTCAGGACATATAATGCAAACTTTCTTATGCATTAACTCGTAATTTACTTTACTGTAATCATATCTATTATTTGAATGTTTTTTATTAAACAAATCTATCAATTCATTAGTTGTTAAATTTTTGCCACTGCACTTAGGGCATCCTTGCCCATTAAGATGATTTAATGGTTTTTGATAAAAAGAACCATGTGTACTACAAATTATTTCAACATTAGTATTTGAATTAACATATTCAACTTTTGAATAATCATATTTATCACCATGAATGGATTTTGCTTTTTCAATAAATTCTTCAGTAGAAGAACGCTTTTTACTACCACGTCCTTTATTAGAACATATAGGGCATTTATTTCCACGAATATGATTAGCAGGTGTTTGCCAAAATTCACCATGCTCTGGGCAAACTATACAAACCTTAGTTTGACTATTGACGTAGCAAACTTTTGAATAGTCATATTTATTTCCGTGGACAGATTTTGCTTTTTTAATAAATTTATCTAATTTATCCATAACTCTTTTTTCTTATGCTAATATATAATATTTTATTTAAATAACAAAATATATTATTAAAATTATAAAATATAATATTTATATTATATAAAAATAAATATATTAAATATATAAAATATGTCAGATTTACTTTTGAAGATGCCGCTCAATTATGAGCCATTAAGGAAAAATAGATGGTTATTCAGGTTCCCTGCAGATTTGGGCATTCAAGAGTGGTGGCTTTCAAGTGCATCACGTCCATCTATCACACAGGATGAAACTCAAATTCCGTTCTTGAACACATCAACTTATGTTGTTGGTAGATATACATGGGAAACAATTCAAGTAACATTACGTGACCCAATTGGGCCAAGTGCTTCACAGGCTATTATGGAATGGGTTCGTTTGCATTCAGAATCAGTTACAGGTAGACAGGGCTACGCAGCTGGCTATAAACGTGACGTAGAATTGGAAATGCTTGACCCTACAGGTGTTGTTGTGTCTAAGTGGATTCTTAAAAACACAATGTTAACAAATGTGTCATTTGGTGATTTGGATTACAGTGTAAGTGACCTTGTTACAATTCAAGCTACATTAAGGTTTGATTATGCTATATTGTGCTACTAATTGTCTGAAAATCAAGCAGTTACAGCGTTTTGTTAAAGTAGCTATGAAAGAAAATAATAAAAAATAAAGAAATAGTAGCAATTTCTTGTAAATTAAGATATTTACTTATATATTTGCAAAATAATATATAGGCAAATATCTTTTTTTATGGGTTTAAAAAAGCAAAAAATACATTCTGCTGAAACTAGAAGTGTGCAATATAAAAATGATATGAAAGTAGCGTTATGCTGTATAGGAAGATTAGAAAACAGATATATTAAAGAATATGTTGATTTCTATCTAGACATCGGAGTAGATAAAATATTTTTATATGATAATAACTATGATGGAGAAGAATATTTTAAAGATGTAATTAATGAATACATTTCAAATGGTTCTGTAGAAGTAGTCAATTTTAGGAATCAATCTTATTGCCAGTTGAAGGCTTATCAAGATTGTTATGATAAACATAGTTCTGAATATGATTGGTTTTGTTTTTTTGATATTGACGAATTTATTGCATTTCAAAATGTCAAAACAATAAAAGAATGGCTATCGTTGCCAATATACAGTGATTATGATATGATTCATATTAATTTTTTAACTTTTAATGATAGTAATCTAATTAAATATGAAAACAAACCAGTATTAGAAAGATTCACTAATGTGGTTAAGCCGTTGAATTTTTCTAAAAGAAATGGCATCATAGAAAATAATCATATTAAATCTGTTATAAAGGGAAACATTCATGTTGAGTGGAAAGAAACACCACACACACCTTCTAACGAAATAAACTGCTGTGATGGTAATGGGAAGAAATGTGATTCTAGAAAACCATTTGTTCCTTTTATTTATTCAAATGTTTTGTTAAGGCATTTTCCAACTAAAACGATTGAAGAATACCGAGATATTAAGGTTAAAAGAGGGTATCCTGATGGCAATAAAAATTTTTTTAAAGAGAATGATTGGGTTAATGAATTTTTTTTATATAATGAAAGGACAAAAGAAAAGATGGATTTTTTAGGCACTAAAGAAAAAAATGATACTGACATATTTATATGCACTCATAAAGATTTTAACAATATACTTAAAAACAAAGCATATAAAGTGATTAACTCAAACGATATTAATGGCGACATTGCCGATAACGGGTTAAAGGGAAGCTTTTATTCAGAGATAATGAGTTATTTTCATATAAAAGACAATATTGAGTTGAAAAAATATGTTGGGGTATGTTCGTATAGGAAATACTTTGAGTTTATGGATGATATACCTAACATGGACGAGGTATTTAAGCAATGTGATGCTATTGCATGTGACCCAATTACATTCAATGGAACTGTTAGATGGCAGTATGCTTTATGTCATAATGTAGAAGATTTGGATATTGTTGAAGAGATAATTAGAAAAAAATTTCCAATGTATTTTGATTCATTTGAAAATGTTATGAATGCATCAATGATGTTTCCTTGTAATATGGTGATAATGAAAAAAGAAGATTTTGAAGAATACGTTGATTTTATAAGAAATGTATTGGATGAATATATCAAATATGTTGGCATTGACATAGAGAAAAGAATAGAAAATAATAAAGAAAAATATCTTAAAAATTTTAGCCCTAATAACGAAGTTTGGTATCAATACAGAATTGGGGGCTATTTGGCTGAAAGATTGACTAACGTTTTTTTACTTAAACATTTTAAAAAAATAAAAACATATAAGATGGTAATAACAGAACAAAAATATGAATAGATTAATTAGGCTTACTGAACAAGATATTCATGATATAATAATTGAATGCGCAAATAGAATATTAAACGAACAAAGCTCTGTAGAAATTTATTATCATGGTGGAAATTTAAAGGAAAATGGTTTTATATGGTTAACACCGCAAGACTATTATGCTAAAGAATATGCTAAAGAAATGGCGAACCCTGCAATATATGAATTTAAAATTGATGAAAGTAAAATAAAGCCAAT